GTTGTGTTCTTTTATGTGAACGGGGCAATCAACCATCAGGGCATTGTCGAGAGCGTGTCTGGCGGCATCGTCCACACCATTGAGGGCAACAGTTCCGACTCCGTGGCAAGACGCGCATATGCCATTGGCGCTCCAAACATCGCTGGCTACGGCAGACCTGATTGGGATGCCGCCGCCACTGAGCATTCTGAGACTGACGAGAAGCCGAAAGACCCTGACGCTCCGAGGCTTGGCACTGTGACGGTGAAACTGCCCGTACTCACCAATGGCATGGGCGGGAACGCTGTTGCGGCTATGCAAGGTATCTTGCACTACCAGAAGTATTCCTTGGGCGTGTGCGGAGTTGATGGCGAATTTGGAGTGGCAACTCTTGCCGCCGTTCGCAACTTCCAAGTACGAAACGACCTTGAGCGTGATGGCATCGTGGGAGAGGCTACTTGGCAAAAGCTTCTTGAGAGGCGGTGAATTGCATGGGTGCAACTGATGCAGTCAGCAAGCTTGAAGAACGAATCTCCGACCTTGAAAAGAGAATGGCTGAGAAAGACACACAATTCGCGGTTATCAATACCAAACTGACCGCGATTCTGTGGGGAGTAGGAACGATTGCCACTGCGGTAATCGGCGTACTGGTCAAGATGGTTTTTTGAGGAGGAACACAATGAATACTGAATACTGGACTAAATGGATTAAAGCGGCTGGCATCCGTGCTATCAAGACCGTTGCCCAGACCGCAGTCGCTACTATTGGGACGAGCGCCGTAATGGGCGAAGTCAACTGGATTGCCGTTGGCTCTGCGTCCCTTCTCGCCGGAATCCTTTCGCTCCTGACGAGCGTTGCGGGTATTCCCGAAGTCGAGAAAGAGTAAGCAATAAGCTTTACATATAGGCAGAGGGAACTGCCTTAACAAACGCATCGGAAGACATGACAAGTCTATAAAACGGAAAACATGGTCAGGGAAGACCTTAAAACGCAAGGAGAAAAGACATGAAGATCGACACCACCGCAATCTCTGGTTACGCAGAGATGTCCGCAGAAGAGAAGCTTGCGGCTCTGGAGGCTTTTGAATTTGAGACTCCCGCGCCCAAGGACACTGATGAAGTGACGAAGCTGAAAACCGCTTTGTCCAAAGCTAATTCTGATGCCGCTGAATGGAAGCGGCAGTTCCGCGAGAAGCAGACCGAGGCAGAGAGAGCCGAGGCCGAGCGCAAGGAACGTGAACAGGCAGTTGAGGAAGAACTGCGGACGCTCCGCAGAGACAAGACCGTTGGCGGGTATGTCTCCGAGTGTCTTGCTCTTGGCTATTCCAAAGAACTTGCCCTTAGAGCGGCAGAGGCTATGGCTGACGGCGATGCCGCTACTGTATTCGCGTGTCAGCGTGAAAACCTTGAGGCACAGAAGCAAGCGTTCGCGTCCGAGGCGCTTGACAATCTGCCGAAGCCGTCTGTTGGTACTCCTCCCACTGGGAAGAGCGCCGAAGAGATTGAGCTTGAAAAGATGAAGCAATATATCGGACTTAAATAACAAAAGAAAGAGGTAATTGCAAATGGCAACGACTGTTGTTGCTCCGACCAATAACAACATTGGTCTTATTTCCAAGTATCTTCCCCTTCTGGATCAGGTCTACAAGAGAGAGAGCCTGACCTCCATGCTCGACACCGCCGAGGCGCGTGTGCGTTGGACGGGTGCTAAGACCGTCAACATCATGAACCTCAATATGGTCGGCATGGGCAACTATGACCGTGACAACGGCTATGTCGCTGGCAAGACCACCGCGACTTGGGAGCCTTACACCATCGAAATCGACCGTGGCAGAGCCTACCAGTTCGATGAGATGGACAACGAGGAAGCCCTTTCTATGGTCGTTGGCAACGCTCTGGGCGTGACCGAGCGCGAGAATCTGATCCCCGAAATGGATGCCTATCGCTTCGCTAAGTGGGCTGGCACGACTGGTGTCACTTCTGTCGGCGCGAACATCGTCCCCGGCACGACCAATGTCGCTGACCTGATCGACACTGCCGAGGCTCAGATGGACAACGATGAAGTCCCCTACGAGGGTCGTATCCTGTTCATCAATCCGCAGGGCTACAACGTGCTGAAGGGCAACGTGGAGCGCCGCATCATCAACAGCGAGGACAACGTGAATACCAACATCGAGTTCTACGATGATATGCGTATCATCCGTGTCCCTCAGTCTCGCTTCAACACCGCTGTGACGCTGAACGCCCCTGTCCAGCCCACCGATGTTGGCGGCTACACTGCCACTGGCGATGCGATCAACTTCATGATCGTCCACCCGTCTGCCATCCTTCAAGTCGTGAAGCACAACACGGCTCGTTTGTTCACCCCGTCTCAGTTCTTTGAGATGGACGGCTACCGTCTGAACTACCGTGTGTACCACGACACCTTCGTTCTGAAGAACAAGGTTAAGGGCATTTATGTCCACCACGCTGTCTAATGGCGGTGAGGAAGAATCCTGACGGCTCTATCTCTGTGGGCATCCTCAAGGAAGAGCCGAAGGAAGAGAAGCGGGAAGTAAAGGCTGAAAAGCCAAAACGGACGGCGAAAGCAAAAACTAACGGGGAGGGTTAATCCCTCCCCAAGCGTAAAGGTGATAACATGACGGATGAACAAAAACTGATTACTGTCAAGACGCTCATTGATGATGGAACTGGTTATATGCCGAGCGATGAAACGCTCAACACCTACCTTGATGTAGCGGGGAGCGAGATCCTCTCTTGGATGTACCATCTCATCGGCGGCGTTCCCAGTACTGTGACGGAAGTTCCGAGCAGATACGAAGGGACTCAGATTTATGCCGTCATTGTCGGCTTCACGCAGAGTGGTGCAGAAGGGCAAGGCTTGTCCATTGAGAATGGCGTTCACCGCGATTTCAAATACGCCGATATGCTGGAGTATATCCACAACAAGGTGCTCCCGTATGCGAGAGTGGGTGCTGTCACTTGAGAGTCGTAAGGCGAAACAGACGGCCTGTTGCGTATGCGTTTTATCAGGGCGTGACAGAGTTGACCGATACTGACGGCAATCTTTCTGGCGAATATGAGGTCAGCTATACCGCTCCAGTTAAGACGCTGATGAATGTATCTGGCGGCAGAGGGCAAGCAGACATCGCTATGTTCGGCCTCACGCAGACATTCGGACGCACTGCTACCACGGAAGACCTTGAAACGCCGTGGAACACGGAGACAGTGATGTGGATCGAAACCGACCCTGACACCGAGCCATTCGACTATCGCGTTGTGGCTGTGAGCCGTACCATCAACCAAGTTGTGCTGGCGCTCTCCGAGGTGGAGACGGATGAAGACAATCACAATTGAACTGTCTAAGGAATCATGCAACAAGGCGCTGAAGGAACTGGAAAAGTACCAGAAGGAAATCAAGCCGAAGATGCTTGAAGTCTGCAAGCGGCTTGCTGAAATCGGAGCGCAAGAGGCGAACGCTCATCTTACTCTCGCTAACGGGAACGATGACGCGAGAATCAGCGTTGAGCCGATGGATGGCGGGTACAAACTCGTCATGTCCGGCACTGATGTGTACTTCATTGAGTTCGGTACTGGCTCTGATGTAGAGCCGCATTATCAGACTTCTGTTCCCGTATTCGCTGGGTCTTGGTCAATGGAGCATTCCCAGAAGTATGCGAAGCAAGGCTGGTGGTGGTATGGCGGTGATATATATGTCGGCACTCCGGCTTATATGCCAATGTACTACGCTGGCAAGAAGATGCGTGAAGAAATGCCGCGCATTGTTAAGGAGGTATTCGGAAAGTGAATTATAGCCGCAACGCAATCTACACGCGAGTGGCGAACGCGATTAAGGCTGGCTACCCGGATGCCTACACGACTTCTCGCATGGTAGCTTCTCCGGCTAAGTTCCCCGCCATTCTCATTCACGAAATCGACCGCAACAGGCCGATTCAAAATACGCAACTGGATTTCCAAGATGTTCAGTATGAGAGCGTTTTTGAAATCCAAGTTGTAAGCAATAAAGCTAACACAGCCGCTACGGAAGCCTACTCCATCATGGACTTGGCTAAAGCGGCGATGAGTGAAC